TGTTGTTGTTGCCTGTTGCCGTAGCAACTGGCACTAAATTGACCGAAATCGTAGCGGCAGCCGCCGAATAGTTCGTGGCCGTGAATTTGTCAATAATGGCCGTGACATTTGAGGCCGTGTATTGGGTTGTCTGCGTTGCTTCTGCCGTTTTTGGCAAAATCAACATTTTTACTGCAACTGCCATATAAACCTCAATTACGGCGGACTAGAGTCTGTAGATGAAGCCCAAAGCGTAACATTAGCCGTAGCCAACACCGAAAGGCTCACCGCGTCTCGAATTTCTATTGTCATGAAAAGCGTAGCGTTCAGCACGCCGATGCCGCCGTTGGTTACTTCAACGTACCAACTGCGGTCAGTTCCCAAAGACTGCCAACTACCAAATGTGCCTGATACCGTTCCCGGTGGAACGCCTGTTGTAAGATTTTGAGTTGCTTTAACTTCATAATCTGATGAAGTGCCGCTGACGAGCCATTCGCCTGCGATGGGATTCAAAACACCAATTTCGTCGGCAATATATGCAACGCCATCACTACCTAATTTAAATTCACAAATGCCTTGAGAATTATTATAACCCCAAGATCGCACAGACTGATTGCTTAAATTAATGTTGTTGGTCAGCCAATAAAAGCATACTTCGCCGCGAGCGCCACGACCGCCTGCGTCGTCCTGACCACCCGCGCCACCACCGCCAGGAGCGGTGCCAGGCGCAGAGGATTCTGTGCCGCCTTGACCACCGCCTTGGGATTGTCCACCGGCGTTTCCGCCGACATTACTCGAACCGGCTGCGCCGTTCTCCGATCCAGCATCTCCGCCAGTTGCCGTACCGCCTGCGCCACCGATGCCAGAAGATTGGCCGCCTGACCCACCGCCTGCCGTCAACGAAGCCCCGCCGGTAATTGTTGATGAACCGCCGGTTTGGCCATTATTGTTGCCATACGCCGTAATAAGAGTTTGGGCTGCAACCGTATAGGTAAACTGTGTTACACCACCTGTCACGGCCATCGTTTTAACAACATAAGCGCCACCGCCGCCACCGCCGCCAAACCCTCCGATGCGCGATCCACCGGCTCCGCCCGCACCCCACATTTTAATCGTAACGCCTGTTTTGCCAGCAGGCGCTGTAATTGTGTCGGTGCCTGACGTGTAACACACCGAATCACCGCCGCCGCCACCGCCTGCCGCGCCACTCAGCCACAATAATAAGTTTGCTCCAGACATTAGGTTACACCCGCTCCTGAGATATACCACGTCGTTGAGCCGGTCTTTAGCAATACCGCCATAGCGTTTTGCGCAAGAGTACGCGTGCCAGTTGAGGCGCTATTAGCAAGTTTTAACGTGTCGGTCGTAATGGCAACTGACAAGGACGTAGCGTTTGCATTAACAATTCCGATAATTGTACCAATCGGAAACGCCGTCGCACTGTTAGCTGGAATGGTAAGCGTTAGGCTCGTTCCATTCATGTAAATATGCTTGCCCGCATCGCACAGTTTTAGTTCATACGCGGCAGTTTGGCTGTTTTGTGGGCAATCAAGGTATCCGATGACATGATTTGTGTTAACTGCACAGTTATCAGGAACTTTTGCAGAACCCGTAAAGGTCGGGCTAGCAATCGGCGCAAACTTATTGTCCGACTCTGTTTTGGTATAGGCATTAGTAATTCCGTAACCCGCAAGCGTGGTCGGCGTGTTCGTAATGTCTGTCCAATCAACGCCGGTGATTGTTGCGTCTACGATAGCGGGAATGTCATCGTAAGTGCCAATCAATACGCCTGCGGAAGTACGCAATACGAACTTATAAGCAACTCCTGAGGTCAGCCAGATTTCGGAAGGCGTGCGACCGGCAGAATTCAAAACGATCGGATTCGTGTTTGGTGTTCCACCGCTATCGTCTGTGTATGTCGTTCGAGGAGTAGTGGTCCCTGCGTCATACGAATAAACCAAGCCGCCCGCTAATGGCACGCCGTTGTTGTCAAAAAACTGTGCGCCAGCGCCGGCAAAGGCAGAAAGATTAACGGTCATAAATTCACCTGATAAACGGTAAGAATGACAGATGGTACTGCCGGGGCAAATGCCGTCGCAGCTTCCGCTAAAATAATAACGGACACATCGTCTACGGCATACATTAATTCAAAATAGTCGCCATTAGACATTTCAACAAAAAAGTTTACGGTCGCAACCAATTCTGCGTCGTTTCCTTGAATTTGCACTCGGGACGCTGATTGCGCAATGTTTGTGCCGTTTTTACGGCCCCACAACCAAATATTTCCCGTGCCGCCGGACGTTTTGTCAATTTGGGCAGAAAACGTAAAGTTGTAGATGCCGGGCCGATTACACAAAATACGCGACGTTGGGCTACCTCGACGAATACCACGCGCATACGCCGTAGTGTTAAATGTCACGGCATACGCGGTGTTAATGGCTGCTGCCACATGGTTTGTGGTGTCATACATCATCGCGTAATCAGAAAAAACTATTTGTTCAACAGGCGGCGAAATTTGTAACGCCTGAATTTCAGACTGAAGCTCTGCAATTTCTGCTTGCAACTGAGTGTCGGAATTAGGCTGAATTTCTAAATCATTCAGCGTAAATTCATTTGTTCCTGAGCCTGTTAGAACAAAAAGATTGTTAAAAAACCTAAACCATTCGCGGGAAATAAGTCCCGTCCGCTCGTCAATGAGCGGTACTCTAGGCGCCGGGATGCGAGTAATGTTATCAGGCATTGGTGCCACTTATTGTTAAGTCTGCTCCCATAATTGCAATCTTTACAGGATCAGTGCCCGACAATTCGTAAACGCGATCTCGCAGCTTAAGCGTCATGCCCAAGCGCCTAAAGAACACGCGAAAGTAATACTCTCCAATTTTTCCTATCGTTGCGTCGTGATAGTTTGACCACGTATGGCCGCCGTCGTCTGACCAACGCAACATAATTTGAGGATCGCTTCCTTGTCCCGAGTTCAAACCTACGCCGGACTCCATATCAATCTGAAGCGTATGATGAGCCGTTCGTTTTAGATTGTTTTGTCCAGTTGGCAATGCACGCCAAGACCGAAGCCACTTTTGAGTAGCGTTGTTATCCTTAAACTCGTCAAGGCTAAATGTATAAACATTCCCGTTTTGATAATCGCCGATAGTCGGTTTATCAAGGAAGTTTGTTTGACAGTTAGAACGATGCCGCTTAAAAAACCCGTTATCAAACCCCGCACGTTCATGCCAAGAGTTTGTTGACGCGTCATAAACCCAAGTAGCGTTAGCAGACGGAAAAATCAAAACATAAAAGGTATGTCCGTCTTGTTGGTAGGTATACGCAAGCGCGTCCGTTGGGTCCGCATAACTCTGAATTGCAAACTCTACGGCATGGGTAGATACGCGAGTACCTTGATACCCTTGCGCTCGATACACAATGCCCGTGCCGCGAGCGTCGGCGCCAAGCCAAAATACGCTATTGTCCATCTTGGCAACTGAATATGGCGCGATACAACCAATCTCGTTATAAGCGCCTTGAATGCGTGCCAATGGGAAATCTACTTCGCCTGCGTTGTACCAAACTTCTACGGAGTTTTCGCCAAACAGCCACACTTCGCGATGGTCAACAATGAGTGCAACAACATCGTCAGGCGAACCTTCTGCGCTTGCAAAATCAAGGGGATCAACAGACGTGCCATCGAGCAAGCTGGTAATCCAAATACGCTGGCTGTTGGGTTCGTTAAACACAAAATATCCGTCTAAATACCCAACCGTCACCGCACCCGGAAAGTCTGGATCGGTAATTGTTGCAAAGGCTAAAGTGTTGAAGTTGTAGATAAACCCATTCGGGTTACACGCAATAAACAACTGCGTGCCGTTATCGGCCATAGATACTGGACCTTGGCCGGTCACATCGCCGATTTTTGATACAACAAGACTGCTTGTAACCTTATAAAACTCTTCGCCTGACACCACGTACAAAATGTCGCTGTGTGTGTACAACCCGCGAATCGGGCCGTTTCCAACCGTAACCAGAAATTTAAGGCCAGGACACCGCTGCAAATACGCGGGTTCCTTGCCGCCCTCTGGGATGATTTCGGGATACAGGTTAATCATTTGATTAGCAGCCGCATTAGGGCTGCGAATTAAATACGCTGATCCTAGAATCGGGGTCTTCACGATTAGTAGTTGCCCGCAAAGATGTTGAACCGCTGACGCGTACCGACAAGCGAGTACGGTATTGCCATCACGTCATCCGGGTTGTTGATGCGCTTCAAGTTACGTTTGCTGTACATGGCAATGCGGCGCACCTGCGGAGACGGCTCTACGCCAAACTCCGGGGCAATTTCGCACGCAAGGTTGTAACGGAACGCACGCAAATAACCCGGTGGGAACGCTAATGTCGTAGCCAGCGTAGCCGGTTCACTTAACTCTTCTACCGAAATAAAGTGCCACTCAAGTGGTTTGATCGGCACTGGATAAACCGTCATCGTAATGTTCGGAAACGTATTGTTTACAAACATCACCTGAGGGTAGGTGCTGGTTACCGTCTTTACAGCAATACCATCGTACTGCTGCTGGTTAATTAATTTGATGCCATACGACACGCCCGTCGAGGCGTCTTTAAAATACGTGGCATCGTCAATTAGCACAGGACGGTTGCCGACAAAATCGCCGGACGGCCCAAGGGTGCGGGTAGCAAAGTTAGCAAGCCAAGTAAAAACTTGGTCTTGCGTACAGAACACGGCCAATCGTTCCGTGTTCCAGCTATCAATCATTTGGTTTAGCGCCGTCAGCGAGTCCTGTGATACTGAGGCAGAGGGCGTCTCACCCTCCGCAAGAACTCCGAGCAGCCTCAACGCGCCGTTGATTTGGTCAGCAGCGGTGGTCATGTTTAACTCCTACGGCGTCGATGCGCTCTGAGAGAATTTCCCATGTTGGAGTTCTCCGACGCCGACATTTCTGCCGACGCCGGAGTATCCAGATCGTCGTTGTTTGGGTCGTATTCTTCCCACCCGTTCTCAATATCTTCCCTTGCCTCCATCACTGAAATGGCGATTTTGGAACCATGTTGAGGATGCTTGAGATAGATATTGGGCATAGGTATTACGAAGCCAGAAGCGGTACGCTGTACCAAGTGGTCGAATCATACGCTACAAGAATGACGGAAGTTTTTGCCGCCATGTTGTAGGACGCATTTGCTGAAAGCGCATTGATCGCGTCCCCAGAGGCCGGATAGACCTTAAGGACCGCGTTCGCCGCGTCGGCATTCTTAATCACTAGAAACAGGCCAGCCTCTGCTGCGGGCAGAATCACGCCTTTGGTCGCATCAGCGCCCGTGACAAGCGTAAACCCGGTGCCTACAGCCGCAGCGTCGGTCTGGGCAGAGCCAGTCGCCGCAACGGTTGAGACACTTAGGTACAAACTGTCAAACTGCGGGTCAGCATAAGCAACGCCAACTGCCTTTGTATTCGGCATTTTAATACCCCTTTAGGTAATGCCCCCGGCGGTTTGACCCGCCGGGAGCGTTGCTATTACGACACGCGGTAGCAGGTCCAAGCACCGTCGCCGGTCTTACGGGCACGAAAGTGACCCGAAGAAGCCGCCGCCACAGCGCCTGCGCCAACGAGCGTCCAGCCCGTGCCAACAGCCACCGTCACTGCGTCCGTGCTGTCAATGTTGACAACATAGAAGTCAAACGCAGCGTTGACCTTTTGAGCCGACGAAACGCTCGCCTCAAGAAGAGCAACGGTCGGAAGCGTAAGATTGCCAGCGGTGCCGTCAAACACGAACAAGCCGTTTGCAAGCTCCGCAGCCGTTGCCGTTGCCGCAGCCGACACGGACGTCGGAGCGCCCTGAACGAACAGTACGGCTTCGCCGACGTTGCCGTCGCCAAGCTGGTATCCACCAGCGCCATTAGGAATTGCCATTTGTATTTACTCCTGTGATTTTGAAAATTAGCCCCAGATGCGGCAGGCCATCTGCGGACGGATCACCGAGTAGCCATACAGCACGTCGATACGGCACGGCATACGGTCGTTGTTGATGTCGTACT